CGCGAACAAGTTCCCAGCCTTCTTGCCGTTTCTTATGAACGTTTGTCCGATCATCGAACTCCATCACGGATTCACGAATCCAACGATGCACATACCCAATAGGGGCTTCCGGGGCTTCCAATGCCGAACCCGGACGCCAGACTTTGCGCTCTTGGCGCTCCCGCGTATTTACTTCGCGCGACGTACGATCAGCCATTGTTAGTCTCTCCGATTTTGAATCTTGGCTACTTCTGCGGCATATTTATCCAGAGGAATTTTCATCTTCTGTGCAAAAGCCACCTGACCCGGTGTGAGCTCAACGCTCTTCTTCCGTCCATTTTTAACGGCGCGATTTCCGCTACCAGCAGGCGTGACAGACTGGACGCTCTTCTTGTCACCCTGAAACTTATGAGGCATCTCACGCCGCATGCGACGGTCGATTTCCTGATAATACTCGTCAGTGGTAGGATCGTAGCCCTCTTCAGCTACAAGCGTTTCATGAATGGCGCGCGCAGCACCAGTCATTACACGGTCTTTCCCAAACCACTGGTTTTTCTCTAGCCACGAGTCCAGCTTCGGGTCGCGCTGTGGCGCCTGACGCTGTTGTGGTTGCTGAGCTACCTGCTGTTGCTGAGATTCTTGCTGCTGAGATTGCTCAGCACGCTGCTTTTGCAAACGCAGACGCTCTTTCTCAATAGCAAGCTGCGCAATGGCAGACTGCGCATCAGCTACGCGGTCATAGTCGCCAGCCTCATAGGCTTCGGCCAGTGCGCGCTTTGCTTGCTGCTCCTGAGTCGAGATGCGGCTCTCATACTCATTCATGTAACCCTTATCCAAAGTGGATAGGCGCTGCTTATACTGCTCGTTTTCTTGCTGCATGTGACGCAAATACTGAACAGCCGCCTGAGCCTCCTCCTCGGCTTGGCGACGTGCAGCAGTTAGCTTGCGAATGCGGTTTTGGACGTTTTTGCTGTATTGGCGAAGATCGTCTTCACTATCGCCATCAGACTCGTCATCTTCAGAATCACGAACATTTGTTCTGGTTTCTTCATCATCAACAACTTCGTAGTCGTCGGAATCAGATTCCAACTCTACATCGGTCATCTCAATATCTTCGTCGGCTCTTTGGGCTTCAGACATGAACAATGTTCCCCTTTGTTCCCTTATACATAAGAAATGTCAGTTGGGTCAAGGATCGTAGCTATGATATTATCGTCATTTATAATACGAACCTCAAGACCTTCCACTTTAAAGCGATTTCCCGCATATCTTCCTATAAGAACCCAGTCTTTCTCAGAGCACCAAGGGCCTGTCGGGAACTTTTGTTCGTCTTTATAAGCATCAGGGCCCATTTTAACGACATATGCGGCAACGGTAGCAAAGGCTTCGCGGTCACGAACCTGATCAGGAACGTAGACGCCACCTTTGGTCTTTTCACTGGGGTAGTAGGGGATAATCAGCAAACGATACCCAGTTGGCTGCGGAAGGCGCTCCAGCGCAGATTCTTCCATGTCAGATGGGTTATTTTCGTTTAGATTATCGGGCTTTGGCTTTCCAAATGCAGTCTGCAAAGGGTCTGGAATGTTTGCCATGCCATCAGGCTTTTTCATGCGCGCTGCGACATGATCAGGAACGTATAGCTTCTTAGTCATCGGCCAACTCAATCGCTTTCATAGCTGTGCGTATTTCATCTTCCATGAACGTTAGCCCCTTAATCTGGCCAACGGCATAACGGTATTCCTCAAAAGAACCAATGTTGCCAGTCCCCAAGGACACCTGTATGTCCTCACGGCGCTGACGCAACTTCTTATAGAGGTGATCTGCTAGATGTAGTGCGTCCATAATATTCTCCCACTAGGAATCTATACGACCTAGCGGGAAGCGCAAGAAAAAACTACTTGACTTATGGACGCGTATGGAAATCTCTGGGATCAGAAGATTCCTGAAAAACGCTGCGGCCTTGCAATAGAACTAAAGCGGCTAACAGTCCCACCGTTAGCCTTTTTTAGCGGCTTTCTTTTTGGCTGCTGGCTTGCGCTTTGGCTTTTCGACCCACGCTTCGTTTTCTGGCGTGCTTGGGTCGTCTGCGAGGAACTTGCCTTTTGGCCCCCGGGCGCGGACCTTCTCGACTCCGACAGAGCTATCGCCACCGCTTGCTTCTGCGGGCGCCCCTCCGACCGCAGCTTGCGAATGTTGCTGCTGATCGTCTTCTGGCTTGTTCCCTTCTTTAAAGGCACGGTTCTGCTCCTTCTGAACTTCCGCCATCTTGGCTCTTACACTGCTCGTCATGGTCTTGCACCTTTCATCCTTGCGTTCAGCGCGGCAATGTCACGCTGCGTTTGAATGCGATCTTCTGCAACCTGAGTCTTTTCATCCAAAGCCTTCTTCTGCAGGTTCAGGCGCTCCTGAGCCAAGATCATGTCATTCGTTTCTTTCTCACGATCAGACGCCTGACGCGCATTGAATTCTTCAGCCTTACGCTGCAAGTCCTGAGACTTCAGCTGCAATTCAATCTTACGAAGCTGAACCAGAGGATCTTCGCCCTCCTGAACCTGCTCAACAGCCTGTGCATACTGCTCTGTCAGGTCTGCGATAATCATAGCGGCCTGACGCTGAACTGCGGGCTCTAGCATCTGCATAGCCTGCTCGTTCTGCTGCACCTCTGGCCCTGCCTGCTCCATGATCATCTGACGCGCCTGCTGCTCTGCCAGCAATCCAATGTGCTCCTGAATGTGGCCCTGAAGCGAAGACAAAGCCTGTGGGTTCATCTGCACCACAGGCGTCGAAAGAATGGCCAAGTGCGCCTCCATGTGCGCCTTATGGTCCTGCTCAGGGAACGCCATCAAGGGTGCGCCAGTCAGGGCCATGCCGTTTTCCTTCGCAGGGTTCATAGGCATTGGCTGTGGCGGGGGTGGCAGAATGGAGTCAATGTTATTAACGCCCAAAGCCTCATACATCTTGCGATACGCCTGATACAGACCTTGCGGGCCACCGTGGATCTGCGGGTTGGACTGCACCAACTGAAGCTGCGTCTGCGCCAGAGCAATCCGCTGAGCCATCGAAAAGATGTTCGGGTCGCTGACAGGCAAAACGTCAACACGGGCATCAAAGTCCTGCGCAAACACCTCAGGGCCAAACTCGGTCGAAGGCATGTAGGGATACGATTGAATCGTCTCCGCAAACACATTCGACAAAAGCTTGAACTCAATCTTCTGCGAATAATGCAGGCGCTTGTGGATCGCGGACATAACCTTTGTCCCACGCTCCATAATAGCCATTGTGGTGCCCACAGGCGTCTCACCGCCCATGTCGCCAATCTTCATGTCAGCCATGGACGCAAAGCGGCGACCAGCGTCTACAAGCGTCCCCAGAAGGTTATACAGCGTCCCTGAGGGCTCTTTAAACGGCAGAGGCATCAACGAGCTACGAATGTCAGTGCCAGCCACGTCAATGTCGCGGAACTCACCCGGCTGAATCGGGCTGTCCTCGTCACGAATACGGGCCCCACGCGCCTTAAAGCCTGCAGGCAAGTTCGACAGCGTGCCAGCATCAATCAGCTGACGCAGAATCGATGTAGATGCCTGTGCCAAACCACCAATCATATGGGTCAGACCCAAGCCATAGAAACCAAGGCCGGGCAGGAATTTGTAATGCACAAAATACTGCTTACGGCGCTTCATCGGGTCGCCTTCGCTGTAACTACGGCGAATGGCAAGAACCTGACCGCTGTCAGCAATCAAAGTAACGATATAAGGCAGCTTCAAGCCACTCTCATCACCGTCAGGGCCAATGTCCTCAAACCCGGGCAAATCAAGGTTAGTGTGGACCTCATACAGCGTCAGCTCAGACGACATGTTCGACTGGTGAACACCCTGAATATCATCCACAGCGTCAGTGATCTGCTGGTTTTGCGAGTCGCCAGTTCCCTCAGTTGGAAGCGGAACGTCCAAGTAAAAACCAGCTAGCTGAAGCTTGCGGACCTCGTTCGAGTCCATCTTGATCACATGCGTGATGCGCGGTGCAGAAGCCAAGTCAGTGGCGCCATACGGAACCACCAGATCCTCTGCATGCACGAACTGGCTAACAGCGCGGCCCTTCAGTGGATCGAAGTAAACCTTCTTGAACGTAGAACCAACAACCGGGAGATAGAACAGCATCTGATCCAGCTCAGGATCATACTCCTCCATCTCATAGGTGATCATGTAGTTCATGTAGTCTTTGACGCGCTCAGCTTGCTTTACAAGCTGCTCACTTTGCGCGCCCAAAACCTGAGTGCGAACAGGGCCAGTGGCCGGAAGCATCTCGCGGTAAGCCTGAGCCTGAAACTGCGTAACGCTCTCAGCTAGCAACGGGTGAATAACGCCAGAAGAACCCTCAAATGGCTCTGTGCGGTCCTCATACTGCATGCCAAGGAACTCTAGGCCCTTGCGATACGTATCCTCCCAATCCTCGCGGGAAGAAAAGTCATCGTCAATGTCGCCCAGCAAGTTCGAAGAAATGCGACCCAAGTCAGCATCTTCCATGACCTCCGCCAAGTTCCCATCAAAGGGAATCTCGACAGGCATCTCATCCTCGAAATACTCGCCAACAATGGCAGAACCATCGTCCATCTCATAAACGCCGGGATTGGCTTCAAGATCCACAATATCAACGCTGGCCTCTTCAGGCTGCATGGGAATCACATTCCCAAGACCACCAGCACCCATATCCTTTTCAATCGCCATGTCCTAGCCTTTCAGTGTTGGAGCGGAAGGCGCTCAACTTTGGTGTATGACGCCACAGGAGCAACTGCGTCAATCGGTCGGGAGGAAACCGTGACGATCTCTCCCGCCCCAACCTCATTAAAAAATATCCTTCGAACCGCCCTCAAGTGGCTCATTGTCATCCATGTCTTCATAGTCAGTCATGGGACCACCAGCCTCAAAGGCGTTGCAGGTATTTTCATCAGAGCAAACAAAGTCGAGCTTGGTGCAGTAACCCACACCCTCAGAATCCCCCATTCCCTCTTCAATGCACTCCATCATCTCACGACGAATGTTGTAGTATTCGCAAATGCCGCACTTCTCAGGCTTCTTTTCCCAAGTGCTTGGAGACGGGCCATACGAAAACTCATCAACCGCATACTGACGGTTTTCAGCATTCATCTCTTCATCATGAGTGACTAGAGGGCAAGAAAACTCGCCCTCCATAGCATCCTCATAATCGTCATCAACAACCTGATTGATGCCGGAAGTCAAAGACTCCATGTCGATGTTGATAACGATTTTAGCCATAATCAGCGAACTCCGCGAAACTTGGTGCCACTCATGGCCTTGCCGCCACCGCGACAAACCTCGCCACCACTCTCATAGCCACGAACCATGCCGCCGCCCATCATGCCACGAGCCTTTTCACGGGCCTGAGAGTCTTTGGCGCGCTTCACGTTTTTCTTCCGCTGAGACGCATAATATTCATCACCAAATTCGCCTTCCATAGCGGCATCCCAACCAGCTCTCTTGCCCCAGAATTTGCTGTCCACGGGGCCGGAAGCCATCGATTTGCTCCACTCTTCGGGCGAACCGTAAACCTGAGTGCCATCCTTCAGCACCTTGGGCTTCAGCGTCTTGCGTTTCTTCTCAGCCATTAGCGCATCCCCTTGTATGAACCACCGCGACCAGCCATGACACAGCCGCCGCCTTTCATCTTGCGAACCTTAGTGACCTTGCCACCAGCACGCTTC